TCAAAAAGAAAAGTGGATATCCAGAAACTCTCCGTCAACTTCGATATAATCAACTAAAGAGCTAATATAAAGCCTTTTCTTAGCTATATCACCGGTGGTGAAAACTTCTTCGGCATTGGATAGCAGAGCTTTGGCCTTGGTGATAGTCAGCCTTTTATCTTCCTTATCAGCAAGATCCTCCGCGAGAGAATCCTTTTCATCTTTGAGCTTTGCTATTCTGTCTGTTATTTCAGAAAGAGGAATGCCTCCGACTTGATACAAATCCATCATGCGGGATATCTGTTTGTCTATCTCGGTAACTCTATTTAGTAGTATGGCTTTATCTGATTTGACCGGCAAAGCTTTTCCCTTAACTTTTTCGTTAAAGTATTCTTCATTATAGGCCAGCTTTAAGATTTCATTTTGAACAAATTCGTCAAGCTCTCCTATAGGCCACTTTTTATTTTTGCAGTTAGGGTCCTTTATCATTTTAGAATCTGTCTTACCTCTGGAGTGGCATACATAATTGCCATGATTCCCGCAAAAACGAGCTCCACATCTTTTACAGTATATCAAACTGGTTAAGAGATTGTTTGCTCTAAAAGGATTCTTTTGAAAGATAGTTTTTGAATCTTCTCTTTCGGGGCTTTGTAAAAATTTTTGAGTCGCTTCAAAAGTATTTATATCAATAATAGGGGTGTGATTTCCGGCATATTCCTGACCGCTAAATTTAACTTTTCCAATATATACTGAATTACGAAGTACATTTAAAACGAGAGTATGGCTAGCCCAGTTTCCGTACTTATTTGTGTACTTACTACTCATGTATTTCCGTATAGAATTAATGCTCTGTCCTTCAAGAAACAACCTGAAAACTTCCTTGACCTGTAAAGCTTCATACTCATTAATAACCAATTTACTGTCAATATAATCATATCCTGTTGGTGGTGTGGGTCCTCCATGGAAGTTACCGTTTCTGGCCCGGCCTATTCGGCCCATTGTGAAACGCTCAGTAATCTGATCCTTTTCCAACTGGGCAAAAACTGACAGAATGCCTACCATAGCTCTGCCGAATGGGGTACTGGTATCAAAATTTTCACTCATCGATACAAAATCAATTCCGTTTGCAAGGAAGACATCTTCTATAAGTGTAAGCGTATCTTTTTGTGATCTGCTTAAGCGGTCGAGTTTATAGACAACTACAATATCAAGATTTTTGCTTTCAATATCGACTAGGAGCTGTTGTAGTGCCGGACGATTTGTGTTACCGCCGGAATATCCGCCATCGGTATAAAACTTATATACAGCCCAATCCTTTGCTGTGCAATAGGCTTTTAAACGCTCAATCTGTTCCTCTATGCTGTAATTCTCAAGTTGGTTTTCTGTAGATACCCTAACATAGCAACCGACTCTTTTCATTTATGATCACTCCCCTTATTATATAGTCATTGCTTATCTATCATTTTCCTAAACACACCAAGAGGCTCAAAGTAAATTATGTAATCATCATATATACGGCATAGACCATACTTTTCTTTGTAATGGTTGATTGCCTCTTCCAAAAATTCTTCTATGACATCTAAGTACAAAGCAAGTTCATACCTGTTACGGACTCCTGACTCATAGGCTTCAATCAGCTTATCCGGGGGCACTAACTTTTCATAGGCCCAGTTACGTGCCCGTTTTTCCTGCTTCACGTTTTCTGTTTTTGTCTGGTCAAGGATATCTCCGCAGCTAGTGTAATAATGGCCGAGTTCTTCAGCTAAAATGCAGGTCTTTTCAGTTAAGGTGGGTAAGTCCTTGCGGATACCGATTTTTTTGTCTTTTATAAGACCTTTAGCTCTTGACTTAAATTGTTTCTCTTCTACACATAAATTATCGCTTTCGGTTTTTACGAGAAGCTTTTCATATTTATTCAGCATAGTTTACCTCAATATTGTCAAAAAATTTTACAATAAATACAGCATACAGATTTAAACCTTTTATAACTCGTCCAGGTCTTGACGCATTAAGCCTTCTTCTTCCTCCGTCATAGGAGCATCGTTGTGAGCAGCTGCAAGGTAGGGTTCATCTTTGCTATCTTTTATATTTGTTTCAATTCGTCTGTAAATTTCATTTCTGATAAAATTTGCATTATTATTTATAAATGTTAGTAAATCATATAAAACGGGTTCTGTAACTTTTTCAAATATGGTTCCGTTTTTTTCATCAAGTACCCTGTAAACTGGTTGATATCCTCCGCACCTATATATAGAAAATGAAAACTGCTTAAATACATTTTTGTATTCATTTATACTAGATAAATCGCATTTTGTTTCAATTTCTTTTTTTGTGTTTTGATCATCACTTGTCCATCCCATTAAATATGCTGGTGTAGTCTGTAAAGCTTTAGCAAAAGAAGCGATTTTTGATTGAGGGATATCGCTTTTTCCTAATTCAATTTTATTAATTGAGGATCTTGATTTATATCCCATTTTAGCTGCTAATTCTTCTTGAGACATGTTTAATTCCTCACGGCGAGATTTTATCCTATCATACAATTTCATAATTTTTCTCCTATACGCTATAAACTTTTGTTTACTTAAAATATAGCATTGAGTAGATTTAAAGTCAACAAAAATATGCTTTTTATAAAAAAAGTGTTGACAATAATTCTACATGATGCTAAATTTAATATGTAGAATATAATTCTACAAAAAAGAAAGGGGTATGATAAATATGACGAACACGATTGAATTAGAAATAGCTATTAAAAGAGCAGGTTTTACAAAACGAGAGTTGGCGAAAAAGTTAGGATTGTCAGAGATGGGGCTTTATAAAAAAATAAATAATATAACAGAATTTAAAGCAAGTGAAATTTCTACATTATGTGAAGTGCTTTCAATTGAAAACAAAGATGAGATTTTTTTTGCTCAAAAAGTAGAATTTAATTCTACAAAAAATCAACAAGCAGCGTGTAGGGAGGTGAGTTAAGTGGATTTAGAAGAAGTGTACGAAAAAACTCCTTTATTTAAAAAGAGAGACCTGAAAAAAGCCGAGCAGATTATGGGCATCTTAGATGGGTTATCAGTAAAAGATGCAAAGAATTTGCTCAGCGGAATATCCAGTTATTTGGAGAGTATAGCAGTTATTTAATTAGACAAGTATATATCTCAGTTTGAATCTTGTTGAATTTGTCTATAAATTCTTCAACAGTAAGCTTTGAGATATCAACAGTTTTCTCCAAGTAGAAAAGAGTTAATTTATCAATACGTTCTTTAATGTATTGTTCAGGCATTAGCTTTAACCCTCCCTTCAAACAAATTTTATCATACTTTTGTAAGAAGGGGCAAGCAGCAACCAGAGAAGTACCTTAAATAAGAGTTGATTAGGTGGATTGCGAAGATTATCCAGTTATTCTGATAAAAATAAGAACAGTAATAGTGTACAAACAGTAGTAAATACAGTAATAGAGGGGGGTGCATTCCATGAAAACGAAAAAGGCAAAAACGACAAGCAAAAATGATAATAAAGCAAAAAAAGATGTGCCAGAAAAGAAAGCACCTATAGTCCGTTTTTTCTTAAAAGATGGAACGCAACTTGATACTCTTGAGGGGGTTGTCGTTCCAGTAAATGAGAGAACAGAAACGGCTTACAGAATGCTTGCTGAAATGTATATGAAGTAATTTTTTTTAAGGAATGGAGGGACAAGAGGATGACAAACTGTGCAGCGATTGGTTACATGATTCTTGCAGCCAAGCCTATTTTGAGCAACGACCAGATCGAAAAAATAGCTGCCGAGATGGATTACCTGATGGACATAGTAACTGACCAGCAAGCAGAAATTGAGTATGCTGAGTTTTAGTCAGACCGTGAGTTTAAAGGGGGAGGGATTGCCGTGAGTATGGGTTGTAGCAGTAATCGATGCCCGGCGAACAGCAATTACCGTTATGGGGATACCTATCTCGGCTCAGGAGTCTGCTGTAAAAATAGCACATCACCGGATATGCTCGACCAATACGCAGAACATTGCGGCTTTATCCGAGTAACAGATTCATGGATACTCTGGAAGTGGGGTGTTTCATATGATGACCTGAAATGCGGTAATTGCTTACACTACGAAGGCGAAACGCACGGAGTATGCACCAATGAGAAAGTTAAGCCCCATACGAAGGGCGTAACTGTAAATGGTAAAAAGATGTACATAGACTCTAAAGAATACTATAGCGGAGCTCGTGCCTGCAATGAATTTAAGAAAAAAGAAGGTGAAAGGTTGGCAAAGAAAACATATTGGACGAAGTGCGGAATTGAATTTCAGAAATCTTCAAACGCCGATGTAACAGGTTATAAGGTTGATGTAACAAATACTGAATGTACAAGCTGTCCATTTACAAATGCAGTTACAAAAGGTTGGCCGGCTGTTTTCGATCATTGGGAATGCCGAGCCGGCTCACAAAAACCTAACCACAAAACAGAGTGGACCGGCAGCTTGGAGGATAAAAATACAATTGGTATAAACAGCCTTGATAATCAACTTATGGAGAAAATACGCCAGTACTGTACTGAGCATCCTGATTTGAGTGCAAATTATAATGCTGACCATCTGGCCGACTGTCGACGAACGTTATCCATAGGCTGCAGCTCAAATAAAAAAGGCATCGCTGCTAAAAAGGTTTTAATTGAAAAGTTCTTTCCGGATAAAAGTGAGTCTGACATACCGCTTTTGTGTATAGACTGCATTTCTTGTAAACCTGCAGAGCATGGAGAAGGACATCCTTTTCAGCATAAATGTTATAATGCTTCCCACCGAGTTGGAGCCGAATTTTATTTCGATGAAAGTTCAATAGCTTGTAAAAATTTTGTACAGGTAGGAGATGCTTCCTACGAAGATATTGAGTCAATGGACTTAGAAGACCAACTCGATTGCTTGCTGGAGGATGGGGATAGAAAAGATAAACAGGATGAAATTCAAAATGCCTGGACAACTGGGATGGATGAGGATGGTAATAGGATGGATATCTTTGAACCAGTTGAAATGGAATCTATACCTACCCGGTCATGTGGGAAATGTGATGCAGGTCACTGGTATAGCGAAGAAAACACATACGTTAGTGTAGTTGCCGATGATGGGATAAAAACTACAAAACGTCCCTGTGAGCCACATACCCATTACTGTTATCAGTTTACCGAAGGACAGAAAAAGATTGCCTCAGATAAAGATTTTAATTCGGATACGTGTCCCGAATGGTGCCCGTTGGAGAGAGAAAAAGCAGCAAAAACTATGCTGGAAACGACAGATGCTAACCAGAACGCTACCGAAAAGAAAAAGCCCCGTATCGGTTCGAGTGGCTGCGGAAGAATGAGAGAGGATTGCCCGTATTTCTGCAAGCATAATGATGGCTGCTCGGTTCTGTTGTGCCGAGGAGAAGCGCTAAAAGCTACAATTAAGCTCTTTGGTGATGTTGACTGTGATGTTTACAGTATGGCTGCTGAAACAGTGAGAAGTAAGCCAGAGAACACTCCTCTGGATAGCGTTAGCAGATTTATTCGAGGTCAGGAATCGGAAAATGAAAATGTAATAGAAAGTACAGACATTGTAAACAAAGAGGGTGAGAAAGCTTTTGACTATTCCACAGTGGATGCCGATACGGCAGAATTCCTGCATGATAAGGCTAATAAAATTACTGAAATCAGAATCAAATCAGTAATATCTATTGGCAAAGAGCTTAAAGAAGCACAGGACAAGCTTGCTAATAACAAAAACGGTACCTTTGGAGCTTGGGTCAGTAGCATTGGCATTACACGTCAAACAGCATACAACTATATAAACGGTTATGAATTTATTGCCAAAAATTTTGACAATATCGGAGCAGCCGAGGATATTTCTCCATCATTATTATTTGCAGCAGCCAAAAAGGATGCTCCTCAGAAACTCACAGAGCAGGTTGTCTCGGGGGATATAACTTCACTTAAAGAGTACAAGGTCATGGAAGAAAAGCTCAAAGCTGCTGAAAAACGAGTTGAGATAGCTGATAACGAAAAATTCATTGCTGAAAATAAAGCGATAGATGCGGCACAGCAGGCAAAGAAAGCCAAAAAGGATAGGGACGATGCACTTCGCGCATATGAGCGCGACCTTGATTCTCTTCACCAGCAGCTTGAGCAGTCCAAGCGTAACTCTAATCCGACGAAGATTAAAGAGCTCGGTAACATTATATCCGAGAAGCAGCAGGAGATTGAAGACCTCAGACAGCAGCTTAGGGACAAGCCAATTGAAGTACTGGCAGTAAAAGAAGTCATTCCGGAAGAGGTCAGATTGGCAATATACGAAAAAGTGTCCCGGCTCTATGAAGGACTAGGAAAGCTTACTGAAGCTGAAATCCAGATTTTTGCTGAGGATGTTTGCGAAGATTGCCGGGAAGAAGTCATAAAAGGCACAGAAGATGCTTCGGAGGTACTTGCAGATATTGCCCATACCATCTGGAAATTGACAGAGTGAGGTGATTAAGAATGAAACATGGTAAAACCCCTACTGTAGCGCAGAAAATTCTTATTGCCGGTTATAAGCATAGAAGTAAGAACTTGAATCCGGACAATTGGATGGTAGTTAAAAATCTTCCGGACGAGCTGGTGATAAAAAACAGAAACAGCAATTCAATAATACATATCGCTATTGACAGAAAGCGATGTCCCTACAAAGGCAATTGAAAAGTAAATTAATAAATAATTAAAAAATTTAGGAGGATGTAATTATGAAAGCATTAGGAATTGTAAGAAGAGTAGATGAGTTGGGCAGGGTGGTTCTGCCAATTGAATTAAGAAGAACTTTCAGCATTGAGGAAAAGGACGCATTAGAAATTTACGTTGATGAGGACTCAATCATTTTGAAGAAGTATGAACCGGATTGTATATTCTGCGGAGAAGCCAAATACATTCAAAATTTTAAGGGAAAGAATATCTGTAAAAAGTGCCTTGAGGAACTTAAGGAGGGCAAAGGAAACTCATGAAAATGAAATCTGATATTCAAAGAGTGCACCCGCAAATAGAGATATGTCGCTATAAAAAAAGAAAGCACCTTAAAAAGGCGCTAACTAAAATACTCAAATTAAGTATAACACTATTAAAGAAAAGAGGTCAATCATTATGAAAATTTCAATTGAATTTAATGCAACAGAATTAAAAGATGCAATAATCAGCGGTACTCTTCTCCACCTTGTAGAAAGTGTTAAGACTGCTGATTCAGAGGCAAGACAGGCAGTTGAAACTATTAATGGTGCAGTACCGGCACAGCAAACACAAGCAATGGCACAGCCGCAACAGCAGCTAAACAATGCTGCTGCCCAGCCACAGCAACAAATTTATAACTCGCCGATTCAGCAGCCCCAACAAATGCCACAGCAGCAGGCATATCAACAACAACAACCGGTAACTAACCAACAAGCCACTCCCGTTCAGTTCCCGGTGCAGCAACAGCCTGTTCAAGGAGCTATACCAATTACCGCTCCGGTCTATACACTTGAACAGCTAAGTGTTGCAGGTACACAGTTAGTTGACTCAGGACGTATGGCAGAGCTTCAGCAATTACTTTCATCATTTGGAGTAAGTTCTCTTATGCAGCTCCCTAAGGAACAGTACGGAACATTTGCCACTCAGCTACGCGCAATGGGGGCGAAGATATGACCGAGAAAGTTCTTGTAAAAAAAAACTGAAAAGAAACACGCCCTGCTGAGTGCCAGCGGGGCGCATCGCTGGCTGAACTGTATACCCTCTGCCAGATTAGAAGAAAAGATTCCGGAAACAAAATCTGAATATGCCGATGAGGGCAGTCTGGCTCATGATATATGCGAGCTGAAGCTCCGGAAAGCATTTATTGAACCGTTAAGCACCCGGGCATTCAACAGCCGGCTTAAGAAGCTTCAGGAAAATCCACTATATCAGGATGAAATGATGAGGCATACAGATACATATGTGGACTATATTTCCGCAATCGCCCACAGCTTTCCGTCTACTCCATACATAGCGGTTGAGAAGGAAGTAAAGTATGAAGCGTATGCACCTGAGGGCTTTGGTACAAGTGACTGCATAATAATCGGGGGGCAAACAATGTATGTCATTGATTTCAAATACGGTAAGGGTGTACCGGTGAGTGCGTATAAAAATCCACAAATGATGCTTTACGCACTGGGAGCCTATACCGCATATGCAATTTTGTTTTTAATTACTAATATAAAACTTGTGATAGTTCAGCCTCGATTAGACAGTATTTCTGAATGGGAGCTATCGCTTGCGGATCTGCTTGCATGGGGTGAAAGCATAAAGCCCATAGCTGAGAAAGCTTTTAAAGGTGAAGGAGAATATATCCAGGGGGAACATTGCCAGTTCTGCAGAGCAGCAGCCATCTGCAGAAAGCGTATGGATGAAAACTTGCAATTAGAAGAATGCGGAGGAATAACGCCTCCTCTTATCACAAATGAGGAAGTCGGCCAGATACTACTCCGGGCTCAGAACCTAGCCTCCTGGGTTAAAAAATTAGAAAGTTACGCTCTTAATGAGTGCCTAAATGGTAATGGAATAACTGGATGGAAAGCGGTACATGGTAAAAGCACCAGACAATTTACTGATCAGGACTCGGCTTTTAACACTTTAAAAGCAAATGGTACCAATGAGGTAATGCTTTATGAAAGGAAACCGCTAACGATAACTCAGCTTGAAGATTTAATAGGTAAAGCAAAATTTAAAGAGCTGTGCTCTCCATACATAGAAACACCGCCAGGCAAGCCAACATTGGTTTTAGAAAGCGATAAACGAGAAGCGATACAGCAAATAAGGGCTGCGGATATTTTTAAAGACGAAGGGAGAAACGATAATGAGCAATAGTATTCTTGATGTAGTGACCGGGACGGTAAGATTAAGTTATGTGCACCTTTTTCAGCCTTATTCAGCACAAGCAGGACAGGATCCTAAATACAGTTGCACCATACTCTTGCCAAAATCAGATATAGCAACAAAACAAAAAATAGATGCTGCTGTCAATGCAGCTATTCAACAAGGTATATCAGGGAAATGGAATGGGGTAAGACCTCCTGTTTTAGCCATACCTGTTCATGATGGTGACGGAGTAAGGCCAAGTGATGGGATGCCATTCGGGAATGAGTGTAAAGGACATTGGGTATTTACAGCTTCGAGTAAGCAAAAGGTAGAAGTAGTAGATATAAATTTAAATCCAATAATTGACCAGACGCAAGTGTATTCAGGAATATATGCGAGAGTATCAATCCGCTTTTTCCCTTTCAACACAAACGGCAAAAAAGGTGTAGGCTGTGGACTATATCCGGTGCAGAAATTAGAGGACGGTGAGCCTTTAGGTGGCCACGTATCAGCTGCAGAGGCATTCGGCGGCGGAGCTCCTGCATATCCGCAGCAACCATATGGGCAGCCGGCACCAAGTCAACCATATGCAGCACCTGCACAGCCGATTTATCAACCACAGCAACCAAACTATGGGCAACCGGGCTACGGACAGCCGACATATAATCAGCCGCAGCAGCCTAATTATGGAGGGCAACCGGCATTTATACCGTCAGTAGCTCCCCAGCAGCCCAATTACGGCCAGCAACCACAGCAAATTGATCCTATAACCGGGAAACCTTTGGTGGGTGGAATTTATGGAATATAACAGGCATTTTAATGTAGACCTTGAAACATACTCATCTGTAAATTTAAAGAAATCAGGACTGTACAAATACGTGCAGTCTCCTGATTTTGAAATACTCCTAATGGCGTATTCATATTGTGATGGCCCGGTATCGGTAATAGATATTGCTCAGGGTGAAAAAATACCTGATTGGATAAGATACGCACTGCAGGATGAAGGCACTCTTAAACACGCATATAACGCTCCGTTTGAATGGTATTGCCTGAGTAAATTCTTTAATACTCCGTTAGGACAATGGAGATGTACAATGCTGCATGGCTTGTATTGTGGTTACACAGCAGGACTTGCAGCAACAGCCATTGCATTAGGACTGCCTGAGGATAAAAGGAAAATGAGTATAGGCTCTGCACTAATCCGGACTTTTTGTGTACCCTGTAAGCCTACTAATAAAAACGGAAATCGAACCAGAACGCTACCGCACCATGAGCCTGAGAAATGGAATTTGTTTAAAGAATATTGCCGGCAGGATGTTGTAACAGAGATGGAGATAGAACGGAAGCTTTCAAACTTCCCGGTACCGGAGCAGGAGCAGAAGTTATGGGAACTTGACCAGCAAATTAATGCTTATGGGGTCACAGTTGACCAGAAACTTATCGAGGGAGCTCTGCATTGTGACCAAATTGTAACAGGAGAACTGACGCGGGAGGCGGTTATGCTTTCCGGACTTGAAAATCCAAAAAGTGTGAAGCAATTAACTGAATGGTTAACCGAGGAAACAGGCGACGAAGTGGAAAACCTTCAAAAAGCTACCGTAACAAGCTTAATTAAGACCATAGACAGTGACAATGCCAAAAGGATGCTTGAGATTCGTCAGGAGCTTTCAAAAACTTCAGTTAGAAAATATACCACTATGTGCGAGGCTGTTTGTGAGGATGGGCGCGTCAGAGGGCTCTTGCAGTTTTATGGGGCTAACAGGACAGGGCGCTGGGCCGGAAGATTGGTTCAGGTACAAAACCTCCCGAGAAACTATTTAGAAACACTCTCCCATGCTCGAGACTGTGTAAAAGGGAAAAAGGTAAATGCGTTAAAGCTGATATACGGAAATATACCAGACACGCTATCACAGCTTATTAGAACCGCCTTTATTCCCTCAGAGGGGAATGTATTCATTGATGCGGATTTTTCAGCTATAGAGGCCAGAGTAATTGCATGGTTATCCGGAGAACAGTGGAAACTTGATGTATTTGCAACCCACGGAAAAATATATGAAGCTTCGGCTTCCCAGATGTTCGGTGTACCTTTTGAATTGATTGTAAAGGGTAATCCTGAATATGAGCTCCGACAACGGGGCAAGGTTGCAGAGCTTGGTCTGGGGTACGGAATGGGTGCAAACAAATTCAAGGACACTGCAGAACACAAATATGAAATGTTTTTTACCGAGGACGAGGCGAAAGACATAGTACGTCGGTGGAGAAGCGCAAACAAACGTATTGTTGACCTCTGGTACAGTATCGAGAATGCAGTCATCGAGGTTATGAAAACCGGGTATCCTGTGGGGATTAAAGGCTTAATGATTGCGCGGGAATGCGATTACAACAACAATCAAGATTTTTTGACAATTACTTTGCCCAGTGGCAGAAAGCTTTTTTATACCCGCCCTGGGCTTCAAATAAATGAATTTAACAAGGATTCCCTATATTACTATGGAATAAACCAAAAAACGAAAAAGTGGGAACTAGTACCGACATATGGCGGTAAGCTTGTAGAAAACATTGTACAGGCAATAGCCAGAGATTGCTTAGCTGAAAGCCTTATGCGTTTAAAATCTGCAGGGTACCAGACAGTAATGCACATACATGACGAAGTTGTATTGGACACACCTAAATCTACAGACCTTGACAAGGTATGTGAGATAATGGGGCGGCCGATAAGCTGGGCACCAGGGCTATTACTAAAGGCAGACGGATTTGTGGCAACATTTTATAAAAAGGATTAAGGAGAGTGATATGCATGACTTGTCCGTATGGAATTTGTGATGAATGTCAGAGAAACGCAGGGTGTGACTACTGCGACGAATTTATTCCCGGCCTTTTTGAGGATGACACAGACGAAGAAAATATATAAATAACATTAAGAGGTGAATCTCCGAGTGCTTACATATAATAAACAATTATCTATATCTGCTGCGGGCAGCCGTAAGGCAATAAAATGGCCAATACAAACAATATGGTGGTCAGAACTTATATTAAAATTGCAGACTCCTGTCAGAGGAAATGAAACATTAGCTGAATATTTCCGTATGACAAAAGGCCAGCAGGATGATCTGAAAGATGTCGGCGGTTTTGTAGGCGGTACCGTTGCCGGCGGTAACAGACGTAAGGCAAATGCCATAACCGGCAGGGATATAATATCTCTTGACCTTGATAACATTCAGCCTGGCGGAACTCAAGACGTACTCAGAAGAATTGACGGACTTGGCTGCGCCTACGCTCTATACTCAACCCGTAAGCATGAAGAGGTCAAACCGCGCCTGAGAATATTACTTCCCATGTCTCGTACCGCATCTGCGGACGAATATGAACCTTTGGCCAGAAAATTAGGCCAGATTATCGGAATAGAAATGTGCGACCCGAGTACCTTTGAAGCATCGAGGCTTATGTACTGGCCGAGTTGCTGCGTGGATAGCCAGTATGTATTCCAGTTTGGTGATAAACCTTTTCTGGATACAAATGGAGTTTTGGCTATGTATGCAGATTGGCATAATGTAACTGAATGGCCGGAGGTTCCGGGAGTGCAGCAGGCCCATATTAAGCTTGCCGCAAAGCAGGGGAATCCTACGGATAAAGCCGGTATTGTCGGTGCCTTCTGTAGGGTTTATGACATATATCAAGCTATGGATAAATTTCTTCCGGGAGAGTATATCCCATGTGATGATAGCTCAGGCCGGTTCACCTTCACCGGCGGTTCAACTACAGGAGGAGCTGTTATTTACGATAACGGCCAATTTTTATATTCGCATCATGCTACAGACCCAGCCGGGGGACGTTTGGTAAATGCCTTTGACCTGGTACGCCTCCACAAGTTCAGCGACAAGGATGAAGAAGCAAAGCCTGATACACCGACAAATAAATTACCGTCGTATGTTGCAATGTGTGAGTTTGCTGTAGCTGATACTTATGTGGCCAGCTTATTAAATCAGGAACGGTATGAAAAGGCTACACAGGACTTCGGACAGCCTGTAGAGGGCAATGCGAATTGGATAAGCAAGCTGCAGGTAAGTGCGACAACAGGTACTCCTGCAAAAACTACAGATAATGTATTACTTATACTTGAAAATGACCCGCTGCTGAAAGAAAAAATAGCCTATGATGAATTTGCTAATAAAGGACTGGCCCTCGGGGCGCTTCCGTGGGACCAGAGGCAGGAACGCAGAGTGTGGTCAGATAATGATGATGCGGGGGAGAGATGGTACATGGAAAAAACTTATGGAATAACAGGCAAGGACAGAATAAGCGATGCATTGGCACTATGCGGCCGTAAGCATGCGTTTGACGATGTAAAGAAATATTTAACAGGTCTATCCTGGGATGGAGTTCAGAGACTAGACAATTTATTTATAGAGTACCTGGGTGCCGCTAATACACCATATGTTAAAGCAGTAACACGTAAAGCATTTACTGCAGCGGTAGCACGTGTCATGGAGCCGGGAGTAAAGTACGACACCATGACAATATTAACCGGTCCGCAGGGACTTGGTAAATCAACACTGCTTAAAAAGATGGGGCGCAAATGGTTTTCAGACAGTATTAAGACCTTTGAAGGGAAAGAAGCTTCAGAGCTTGTACAGGGTGTTTGGATAGTAGAAATAGGAGAACTGGAGGCTTTTAATAAATCTGAAATAGGACGCATTAAACAGTTCTTGAGCCAATGCGAGGATATATTCAGAGCGGCATATGGCCGTCATGTGAGCTGGTATCCTCGCAGGTGTATATTCTTTGGTACAAGCAATAACGGTGAGTACCTGAGGGATAAAACAGGAAACAGAAGGTTTTGGCCCATAGACCTGGCAGTTTCTCAGCCGACAAAGAATGTACATACTGATTTGGATGGTGAAATAAATCAACTATGGGCTGAAGCTTTCATAAGATGGCAGGCCGGTGAGCCTTTATATCTCAGCAAGGAACTTGAGGTAATGGCGCAGGAAGAACAGGAAAACCACAGAGAACATAGTGCAAGAGAAGGTTTAATTCGAGATTTTGTGGAGAAGCGAGTACCGCCTGATTGGATAAAATGGCCGTTGGAGAGAAGGAGGCTGTTTTGGGCGGGCGGTATGGTGGGAAACGTTGAAACGGCGGAGCGTGACAGGGTATGTGCGTTAGAGGTATGGGTGGAAGCGTTAAACGGTGATTATAAAGGAATGAAATATTCAGATGCTTCAGAGATAAACGGTGTTATATCCATGATGGATGACTGGAAAAGGTTTAACAAGCCAATGAGATTTGGTTATTGCGGATTGCAAAAAGGGTTTGAAAGAAATGTTACCTTTAAAGGATTTTGAAAGTAACATTTTAAACAAAGGTAACAAAAAATGTTACTTTGTTACCTTGATGTTACTTTCAAGGTAACTGCGAAAACGATTGAAAACACAGGGCTAAAGCCATTTTGTTACTTTGTTACTTTTATTTCTTATATAAATATAAATTAGGCAGTTAGGTGTATAGGTGTATGCCTAATGCGCCTAATGTATATATCATATACGCGCGAGGGGTTACGAGGTAACAAATAAAAAAATGCTGGAAGAAAGGGTTAAACATGAAAAGTCAAATCAGAGAAAAAGATATAGAATCATATCTTGTAAAAAGAATCAAGGATATAGGGGGCAAGGCTTATAAGTTTATATCCCCCGGTAATGCAGGAGTGCCTGACAGGGTGATACTGCTGCAGCATGGGGTATCAATTTTTGTGGAACTGAAAGCACCCGGTAAAAAGTCTACGGCATTACAGCAAGTGCAGCAAAAAAAGATAAGTGAGTTAGGGTTTTGGGTGCAGGTAATAGACAGCAAGCAAAGGGTGGATGAACTCATTGAAATGGTTGGGAAGCTTGAAAGCATACGAAAGGGCGATGCAAAGTGAAATACATACCCCATGCATATCAAAGATATTGCATTAACAGATTACTGACTGACCAGGCATTGGGGCTTTTCCTGGATATGGGACTTGGCAAAACGGTTATAACCCTTACAGCAGTTAACGACTTAAAATATAACAGGTTCGTTGTCAGTAAAGTGCTTGTAATAGCACCAAAGAAAGTAGCGGAGGCAACTTGGAGCAAAGAGGCTGCAAAGTGGGACCATTTGAAGCTGCTGAGAGTTATTCCGGTATTGGGCACCTTGAAAAAACGCATCAAAGCACTAAATACACCGGCAGATATATACGTCATTAACAGGGAAAACGTATCCTGGCTTGTAGACTATTACCGGAACTCCTGGCCTTTTGACATGGTAATTGCTGATGAGTTCAGCAGTTTTAAGAATCCGCAGGCAAAAAGGTTTAAGTCCCTAACTTGGGTAAGAAAGCATATAAACCGTTTTGTCGGACTTACAGGCACACCGGCGCCAAACGGATTAATGGATTTATGGGCACAAGTATATTTGCTTGATGAGGGCGAAAGATTGGGTAAGAAAATAACTCACTTTCGGGAGCGATATTTCGACCCTGATCAGAGAGACAGGGATCATGTATTTTCATACATGCCGAAGCCCGGAGCTGAAGAAGTCATACAGCAGCTATTAGGTGACATATGCGTTAGCATGAAAGCAGAGGACTATCTGGAGCTGCCTGATTGTATTTCGGTTACGGTACATGTGGCACTTGATGATAAAGCAAAAGCTGCATATAAAAAGCTTGAAAGTGAGATGCTGCTTGAGGTCGATGAAACCACGATTGATGCAGGAACGGCTGCAGTACTGACAAATAAATTACTGCAATTATGCAATGGTGCCGTGTATGACCAAAATAAAGAGCCTATTGAGATACATAACTGCAAAATTGAGGCTTTCATGGAACTTGTGGAAGGCCTGAACGGTCAGCCGGCACTGGTTTTTTATAATTTCAAGCATGACCTTATCCGGATAAAAAAGGCATTGGTGAAATCAGGATTAAGAGTCAGGGAGCTTAAGACACCGCAGGAGGAAACTGATTGGAATAACAGGCAGATAGATATTTTACTTGCCCACCCTGCTTCAGCTGCTTATGGACTAAACCTACAAGACGGAGGGAATCACGTTATATGGTTTGGCTTTAATTGGTCTTTGGAACTATACCAGCAGGCTAATAAAAGACTCCACCGGCAAGGACAAACCCAAAAGGTTATAATTCATCATCTTGCAGTCGAGGGCGGAGTTGATGAGGATGTTATGGCGGCATTGGAGGACAAAGGGGCTACACAGGACAGGCTTATGTCTGCGCTTAGGGCTAGAATAGAGAAGGCAAAGGCAGGAGGGGATTAGTATATTGTAAAAATTTTTGACAATATTGAGGGGGATAATAACGTGAAGGAGCTGGCGAAGGAATACAAACTATCACTTAAATTACTTAGTAAGCGAATTGATGAACTTAGTATTCATAAAAGAGAGCTGGCCCTTCAACCGTATAGCCTTATTCGTGAAGGAGAATTAGAGGAGCTTAGGCAAAGGCTTAAGCCTTTAAATTCAATGCTGAGTGACCTGAAAACCGTGACAAAAGAAGTAGAAAACTACTATGACAGGAGCTGGTGGAGAAGTGAAACGTTCACGCAGAACTCAAGATAGGCTTGAGAGCCTTTATACATTGGATTCATATATGGATAAGGCGGCTACAAATGCAGAAAATATTAAAAGGATGAAGCGGTTGCTTAAGGTTGCAATGCAATTTTCATTAACTGACCGCCAGCGTGAAGTAGTTCGATTGCATTACTTAGAAGATAAAAAGGTTGTGGAAGTAGCCGAAGAGTTAGGTATTAGCAGGCAAGCAGTATACAAATTGTTAAGAATATCAAGAAAAAAACTGCAGAAATTAAAAAATATTTTTTAAAATGTAAACCTTTTAGGTTGTCAAAAGGGCGTTTTTTGACCTTATATATAGAGGGTATTTTTTACCCTAATAAAATTTAATATCAAAGGGACTGAAAAAGTAGTTGTCATTTGTGGCAGCTGCTTTTTTATGAGCCTATTAATAAGGAGTTCACATAAAATTCATTGTTTGTGTGTTTTTTATTCACATTAGGGAGTTAATATAAATACATAAGTTTTTTTCATATAGATTTTACCTCCTTTTTCTTAAACTCCTTTTTAATAGCTCCGCTAGCAACGGAGCTTTAACTATGAATGAAATTGAGCCTTCGGGCTCTTTTTTAATGCGTTTGAAAGGATGTGAGCCTGAATGGCTAAATTAACAGCAAAGCAAGAAATGTTTGTACAGGAGTACCTGATTGACCTAAATGCCACTCAGGCGGCAATCAGGGCAGGATATAGTACAAAAACAGCAAATGAGCAAGGTAGTAGGCTATTAGCAAATGTTAGTGTTCGCGCACGTATAGATGCTGCACTGGCTGAACGCTCTCGGCGATTGGGCATAAGTCAGGACAGAATAGTAAATGAGCTTGCGAGGATTGCTTTTGTTAACCCGGCAGATGTAATAGACTTTGAAAGCGCAACTGTAAACAGTGCAGCAAATGATGATGATACAGCTGCAATACTTTCTGTAAAAGTGAAAAAGTCATTTAGCGATTCAGGAGAGACTACCGAGCGTGAAGTAAGGATGAATGATAAGGTTAAGTCTCTGGAGCTGCTCGGTAAGCACCTTGGAATGTTTAAAGATAAAGTGGAGGTATCAGTAATGGACGAGGAAAAGAGCAAGCTTGACGGCATTATAGCCCAGATGCGAGGTGAGTAGCATTTGAGCAAGGAAACATTATTACTTTCTGACAAATACAAAGCCTTTATCCGGCACACTGCTCCGGTTGAGTTCTTAGAGGGCACCACAGCGGCCGGCAAAACGACAGTTGGAATTTTCAAGTTCATGCTCAGGGTGGCTGAGAGCGCAAAGAAATATCATATCATAGCCGCCAAAGATACCGGTACTGCTGAAAAGAATATCATTAACAAAGACCTCGGAATTATAGATGACTTCGGAGTACTTACAGAGTACAACGGTAACGGCTCTAAAGATGAAAAGATACCGCATATCGTTTACCATACGAGTAACGGTGATAAGATAGTCTATGTTATGGGTTATGCTGATAAAAAGAAATGGCAAAAGGCGCTGGGTGGTCAATACGGATGCCTTTACATAGATGAAATAAACATAGCCGACATTGATTTCGTAAGAGAAGCAGCCATGCGTGCCGATTATGTAATGGCCACACTCAATCCTGATGATCCTAACCTGCCTGTGTACAAAGAATATATAAACTGCAGCAGGCCTCTTCCTGAGTGGGAAAAGGAAACGCCTGTAGAAATCAGAAGCATGTTAAAAGAAGAACCAAAGCCCGGTTGGGTACACTGGTTCTTTTCTTTTACGCATAATTTAGGACTGAGTAAAGAAAAAATAGCGCAGATCATCATGAATGTGCCGAAGGGTACAAAGCTGTATAAGAACAAGATACAGGGCTTGAGGGGCAGAGCTACCGGCCTTATTTTTGGCAACTTTACAAGAGAAAAGAATGTTATCAACAGGGAGCGGGCAAAGAAATACAAGTATATTTACTTTTCGGCCGGCCTTGATACTTCATACAGTCAGGAAAGCCCTGATACATTCGCTTTTATTTATCTCGGCATTACTGATAAGGGTAAAGGCATTGTCCTAAGCGAGGAAGTATATAATAATGCTGATTTAACAATACCCCTGGCACCTTCGGACATAGCACCGAGGTTTTTTGCATTTCTGGAACGAAATCGGAAGGAATGGGGTTTTGCTCGTGACACATTTATCGACAGCGCTGATCAGGCAACTATTACCGAGCTTAATAAATATAAGCGGGAGCACGCTTGCGTGTACAACTTCCTGAATGCCTACAAAAAGATTACGATCATTGACCGTATACATCTTATGCTGGGCTGGATTGACTGCAACGGGGTTGTGTTCTATGAGGTTGTTGATAGCTGTCTGCATCACATCGGTGAGCTTGAAAGCTACAGCTGGAAGGAAGATAAATACGAGCCGGAAGATGCAAACGACCACACCATTAACGCCAGTCAATATGGTTGGATACCGTTTAAAACTAAGATAGGGAATTACAAGGAGGCACGATAGATGGGATGGGTGAGAGATATGATTACAAAGGCAGCTATTAAGATACTTAAAATACAACCGGCACTGGAAAACAGAAATATTATTGTCAGAGAGTCATCATCCTTTGAGACAAATGCCCTACGTAATAGGCTGTGGTATCGTGGTGAGCCGTCAGAGCTTGAACAGTTTTTTAAACAAACTGCACTTGATCCTGTTAGCAAAGGTCGCTTTTGGGCAGCTGTACCCAGTGACGGACTTTCAATCAGAAAAATACATTCCGGATTGCCGGCCATGATTGCAGATAGGTTGTCTGATATTGTTATTGCAGATATGGACAGCATTGAGTTAAAGAATCAACCTGACACAGAGCTCTGGAACGAAATCAGTAAGGATAATAAAGCTGATAAGCTCCTGGGTGAAGCGATAACAGATACCCTTATTGAAGGTGATGGAGCCTTTAAGATAACGGTTGATACAGACATAACGGAATATCCCATGATTGAGTTTTATTCCGGAGAGCGTGTTGATTATACATACAAGCGCGGACGGCTGCAGGAGGTTATATTTTATACGGACTATGCGGTCAAGGAAAAGGAGTACCGGCTTGCTGAAACCTACGGAAAAGGATATATCCGGTATAAGCTCTATGATTCGTTCGGCAAAGAGGTATCGCTAAATATGGTATCTGAGACAGCAGCTCTGCAGGATATTACATTTACCGGTGATTTTATCATGGCAGTACCGCTGATGTTTTTCAAGTCCCCTAAATGGCAAGGCCGGGGCAAGTCAATATTTGACGGCGGCAAGTCGGATGATTTTGACGCTCTGGACGAAGTAATTTCACAGTGGGTTGATGCAGTCAGATCAGGCAGGGTGCAGAAGTATATTCCGGAAGATTTGATACCGAAGAACCCGGAAACAGGTGCTTTATTAAAACCGAATCCGTTTGATAATCAGTTTATTGCTATTGGCAGCAGCTTCTCTGAAGATGCAAAGAGTCAGATTAATACTGTTCAGCCTCAGATTATGTATGAGGCTTTTGTTGCCAGCTATGCCTCAATACTTGATGTTTGCTTGCAGGGGATAATAAGTCCTTCCACTCTCGGTATTGACCTGAAAAAGACTGAAAATGCCGAGGCGCAAAGGGAAAAGGAAAAGGCTACATTGTACACCAGGGGGAAAATAATTGATGCCCTGAATGAGGTTATACCGCAGTTGGTCAATACGGTCTTAAAAGTATATGACACAATGTCCGAAAAAAATGCAGGAGAATACGAAGCTGCAGTAACGTTTGGGGAGTATGCTTCTCCTGCTTTTGACACTGTGGTGGAGACCGTGGGAAAAGCTAAGTCATTCGGCATAATGTCAATTGAGCGCTGTGTTGAGGAGTTATACGGGGATACATGGACTGACGAGGAAAAAGCAGCAGAGGTTGCGAGGTTAAAAGCCGAACAATCCGCGGTAATGGATGAGCCGAGCGTAGCTGGGCAGGATGGTGACATAACAGATGATGAAACCGGAAATATAGAAGGTACTAAGTCTTTAAACCTTAACGGCGCACAGATGGCCAGTCTGTTAGCAGTGGTAAGGTCAGTTAAGGCCGGGGAGATATCAAGTGCCGCTGCAATTGCTTTAGTAACAAGTTCATTTGGCATGACCGATTCTCAGGCAAGAAGCATTCTTGAAGATAATAACGCAATATAAGGGGTGAGAGATAATAGCAGATAATTACGATATCCGAAAAATATTTGATGATATGGCCCTTGACCTTATTCGGTCCCAAAGGCGTAACTTTTTAAGGCACCAGGGAGAACAGTTGAAAGAAGGATTCGACTGGGAGCAGTGGCAGCTTAGTAAGCTCCGGGAACTGAACAAATACCGGCAAGCCAATAAAAAAATAATTGGTAGCTATAGCAAGGAAATAGACGACCTGATAAACGATGCCCTGTCAAACAGCTTTAAAAATGGCGAAAAGAAAGTAGAAAAGGCAATTGAGCGCATACAACAGTTTGTAATAGAAACACCCGAGGAGGGGGTGGACCCTGAACTGTTACAAAAGTATACGAACAGGGAAATCGCAGCCCTAGGTGGTGCACAAAGTGTGATTGATGCTGCCGCCACTCTCCCTAAAGCAACCGGCGCTGATACCTTTTTTGGAGTGAATGAAAAGAAGCTCGAAGCCCTGCAAAAGGTTGTTAGGCAAGATATGCGTAAAGCTCAGAATGCCGTTCTTAGAAAGATGGATGATGTTTATCGGCAAACGGTCTATAAGGCTCAGATTTATCAAAGTACCGGCGCTGTTACTATAAGTCAAGCCGTGGATATGGCTACAAAGGATTTCCTAGCACAAGGCATAAGCTGCATCCAGTACAAAGACGGTAAAATGGTTAATGTTGCCTCCTGGGCAGAGATGTCACTAAGGACTGCAAGCCACAGGGCTACAATGCTGGGTGAAGGCGAAAAAATGGATGAATGGGATTTGCATCTTGTAGTTATCACGGCTCATGGCAATACCTGCGAATTGTGTTTACCGTGGCAAGGCAAAGTTTTGATTGATGATGTATATTCTTCCGGGAAGGCTGATGGAAAACATACGCTTTTATCTGTGGCTATTGCTGCCGGACTATTCCATCCCAATTGCCGACACTCAAGGGCGATATTTTTCCCAGGCATTACAGAGCTACCAAAGCAACTAGTTTCGGATGAAACCGCACTTGCAAGGTATGAAGCCGAACAGAGACAGAGAACTATTGAAAACAATATACGGAAATATAAAAGGCTTGAAGCTGGAAGTATTGATACTGAGAATGTAAATAAGTATGGTTACAAAGTTCAGGAGTGGCAGGGAGCATTAAGACAGCATTTGAAAGATAATACATATCTCAAAAGGGATTATAGCAGAGAAAGAAGTGCTTATAAGTAGCACGTCGAAATTAAGGATTTTTATTTTTCCGTCTTTTAGTTACTGCAGACGATAAAGAACAGTTCATCACTGGTCAAGACCAGGATAAAAAATGTAGATGAAAGGATGAAATACTATGACAAAAGAACAGTTTATTGCACTCGGGATAACCGAGGAGCAGGCAACAAAAGCGGCAGCGGCATCCGCGGAGGAACTCAAAACCTATATACCTAAAACTCGTTTTGATGAAGTCAACGAAGCTAAGAAACAAGCCGAAAAAGATATTCAAACCCGTGATACACAAATCGAAGAGCTAAAAAAAGTAGATGCTGCGGGGTTGAAGGCCGAGATTGAAAAGCTTCAGGGTGAAAACAAGGTTAATAAGGAGAAGTACGAAGCTGACATGAAGGATTTGGCCCTTACCAATGCTATTAAGATAGCTTTGACAGGCAAGGTACATGACGATACTCTGGCAGCTGGATTGGTTGACAAGACCAAACTTGTAATTGATGGTGATAAAGTTGTCGGTCTGGATGAACAACTGAAGAGTCTTAAAGATACAAAAGCTTTTCTGTTTAAGCCTGAAGGTCCGCAGACACAGCAGCCAGGATTCAAGGTGGGAGTTGATCAGCAGCAGCAACAGCAGGGACAGAGGTTAAGCCTGAAAGATGCTATTGCTGCAAAGATACAAACCCAACAGCCCCAGCAAGCACAAAAAACCTAATTATTTTTAAGGAGATGATATTTAATGGCTATTACATTGGCAGAAGCAAGTAAAAATGTACAGGACGATTTACAGTCAGGGGTGATTGATGAATTCAGAAAATCCAGTTGGATTATGGATAACATCACCTTTGATGATGTTGTATCTCCTGTAGGCGGCGGTGCAACAATGACGTATTCTTACGCAAGATTAAAAACACAGCCCACAGCTGGATTCAGAGCAGTGAACAGTGAGTACTCGCCACAGACAGTTGAAAAAGAATTATTCCATACAACTCTGAAGGTATTTGGTGGCTCTTACGAAATTGACCGTATTATCGCAAATATGGGTGGCATCGTAAATGAGATTGATCTACAGCAGGCACAAAAGATTAAGGCAGCGAATGCATTATTTAACGATACTTTTATTAACGGAGATAGCGGCGTTGATGCAAATGCTTTTGATGGACTTGAAAAAGCTCTTGTCGGTAGTTCGACCGAGTATAATGCTGGAAGCTCCGGAACGGTTATTGACCTGTCAACGTCTGCAGCGATTACTACAAATTACATGCAGTTTCTTGACATGCTGGATGAATTTTTGTCTGGACTTGATGGAGTACCCGGTTTTATCGGGGGTAATGCAAAATTAATAGCAAAGCTCAGAGCGTGTGCGAGACGCGCAGGTATGTATATGACCAACAAGAATGATTTCGGAACTCAGGTTGAGTCATATGGGAACATTCCGTTTGTTGATTTAGGAGCAAAAGCAGGAAGCAATGATGATGTAATTGCTACTGACGGTACTGAAGGAACAACATCATTGTATGTTGCCAGATTGGGACTTGACGGTTTACATGCCGTTTCAATGGCAGGTCAATCACCTATTAATACCTGGCTTCCTGATTTTACAACATCAGGTGCAGTAAAGAAAGGTGAAGTCGAAATGACAGCCGCTATTGCATTGAAAGCAACAAAAGCGGCCGGAGTATTCAGAAAAATTAAAGTTAAGTAGGATTGGAGGTAGCTAAATGGCTAAGATTCATGCACCAAATAAGCAGTATACCGGCATTTCAGCAAGTGTTGGCTTTGCAAAAGGGATTGGTGAAACATCTGACACAGATTTAATTGAGTGGTTTAAAACCCACGGATACACAGTTGAGGAAGAATCTAAGAAGGATTCCGAATTAAACGACGAATTTATGGGCTTATCGGTTGATGAATTAAAAGCCTATGCCATTGAAAACGACATAGACATAGGTAATTCAACAAGCATCAACGGTATTATTAAAAAGATACAGGAAGCAAAAAAGAAAGCCGGTGAGTAAATATGGCATACGTAACTGCAGATTACTACAAAGATACATACGGTGGGAATATCATACCTGATGAGTACATTAACCGGCAGCTTGAAAAAGCTTCAGATCAAATTGACAGTATGACCTTTAACCGTATCATAGCTATTGGAATCAATGAGTTAACAGATTTTCAGCAGAATAGGGTAAAAAAGGCTGTATGCGCTCATGCAGACTTCCAATACCAGTATGGTCCCTATCTCAATATGCCGGTATCAGGATACTCTGCAGGAAGTATTAGCCTTTCTTTTAAACCGGTTGAAGCAGGGGGAATAAAAACTTCTGAGGAAGTAACAAACCTGATTAAAGCTACAGGACTTATGGATAGGAGGTTGTAATCATGAAGCTACCTTTTCCGGATTGGATACTTGTTACACCGGTTAAAGTCTATCAGGAAACGACAGGCGAAAACGGGATATCAGAGGAACTAATCTTTGACGGTAAGTGCTGCTATGATGATAAAACAAAGCAGGTACTAGACAGTGAGCGCAGATTGGTTACTCTGGCCGGCAAGGTTATTCTTAAAGGCGATATTTATCCGGATAAAGAGATATCCGGATATGTTATGTTTGGGGAAAAGAAAAATGCCATATTTCGGACAGCCCGTCCTTATAATCCTGATGGCTCTGTATTTTCTACTGAACTGGAGTTGATTTGATGGCTATTAAAGTAAATGTAAAAATGAATCATGCTGCTATTGGCAGATTGAGCACTGCACAAAAGCAGGCGCTTGAAATGACCGCAGAAGCTGTTAAGTCTGATGTCACATTATCGGCTATGGTACCGAAGCAGGCAGGTGAGCTGGAGCGTAGTGCATTTATTGATACGTCAAAATTAAGTAAGGGCAAAACAAGACTGGGCTATGATACTCCATACGCAAGACGCTTGTACTGGCATCCTGAATATGATTTTAGGACTGACAAAAATGCAAGTGCTCAGGGCAAATGGCTGCAAACGTATATTGACGGTGCTAAAAGGAATTTTGCAAAAGAAGCCTTTAGGAAACTATACAGAAAGCTGACCGGGGGTGTAGTTAAATGACATTGACATTGGCTGAAGTAAAGGACTGGCTAAAAACGCAGATAACTTGTCCTAACTGGTATATCGGGAAGATTGACGGCAGTAAAGAACAGTGTATTGGCGTTTATAGCGTAGCCGGGCCTGTTCCTAATATTGCAATTGGAGGCTTGGAATGTACGGGCTATGCAACAAAAGCAATATCTATACTGATTCACTGGGGCAAATATGCCGATGTGGCTGAGCAAAAAGCACAAGAGGTATATAACTGCATGTTCGGACAGCAACCTGTTATAAACGGAACAAGGGTTATTCATTTTGGTATGCGTACCTCTGAACCGGTGGGCATAGGCACAGATGATAAAAATATTTATGAATTTGTGATTGAAACAGTAATTTATTATGAAAGGAATGGTGATTAAATATGCCAGAAACAGGGGTTTTTCCCGTGCATAACAATAAGTTTAAAATCGGTACTGCCGGCAGAGCTTCAACAACAGAACAAATGCTGGTAATAAAAGACCTTGAAACCTTCAGCCCGTCCATTGATGGTAACACCGAAGAATGGACACCTATGGATACCGCAGGCTGGATTAGGAGAGCAGTAACCGGCAAGGGGCTAACATTTAGTTTTTCCGGAAAGCGCCACTATGGAGATCCCGGAAATGATTACATCGGCGGCCTGCTATTAGGTACAGGCCAGGAGGTAGAAAGTAAATTTGAGTGGGAATTCCCCTCAGGGGCAAAGCTCACAATGGATTGCGTAATCAATCTGACAACGCCTGCAGGTGGAGATAGTACAAATATCGATAATCTGGAGTTTGAACTATTAAGCGATGGACTTCCAGTATTCACGCCGGCTGCTTAAATGCGGCTGGTTGTTTTATTTATGAGAGGAGACTAAACGATGTCAAAAGTTATTAATATTACAGATAAACTAATAAGCGAAAAACCGGTTATTCAAATTGGGGACAGAAATTACCCTGTAAATGATGGAATGTCTACTGTACTCAAATTTGAGGAATTAGCAGTATCGGGAACCAGCGAAAACATGGTTGAGGCTATATTAATAGCACTGGGAGAACAAGCAGCGAAAGAATTAGACGTTGCCAATATGCCCATTGCAAATTTTAAGGTATTATCAATTGCTATAATGGCCGCTGTACAAGGGGTAGAATATGAGGAAGCTGCTGCACGATTTCAAGAATAGTAATGATGAGTCATTTTATGACCTGAGAGAGGATTGGCATTTAATTGAGGCTAGTCTTGCTGCCCAATACGGAATTAGAATACGACAGCATACGGATATGCCTTGGGAAGAATTTTGTACTTTAGTGGCTGGATTAATGCCTGAAACTCCATTAGGCAGCATAGTTACTATTCGGTCAGAGAAGGACCGTAAAGTTATAAAAGGCTTTACGTCGGCACAAAGAAAGATTTACAACGATTGGCGGCTGAGAACGGCCAACAAGCAGCTTGAAAATAAGGAGCAGCTTGATAAGAAAATGAAAAATTTTGAGGTAGTGTTTGCACAGATGTTTGGAGGTGATGGCAATGGCAGAGGATAGTGTTGGTAAGATAGGTCTTGACCTGGGAATTAATTATAACCAATTCAACAAGCAATTAGGCGGCATTGCCGATAATGCCACAAACATGGTAGGAAGTGCTTTTAAGAAATTAGGCGGGATTGTAGCCGCAGCGTTTGCTGTGGGGAAGATTGTTGAATTCGGTAAGAGCTCAATTGAGCTTGCGTCTAATCTTTCCGAGGTACAGAATGTTGTTGATGTAACCTTTGGAGGTATGGCCGCAGATATTAACAATTGGTCTAAGACTATGCTGCAGGGATTCGGCTTGTCAGAGCTGTCTGCGAAGAAATATTCTTCCACCCTGGGTGCTATGATGAAAAGCTCCGGATTAGCCGGCACTCAGATGGAAGGTATGTCAAAGAAGCTCACAGAGTTATCGGCTGACATGGCCTCCTTTTATAACTTATCTAATGATGATGCTTTTGAAAAAATCAGGTCGGGCATAAGTGGAGAGACTGAACCGCTTAAGCAGCTTGGCATTAATATGTCGGTGGCCAATATGGAAGCGTATGCTTTGACACAAGGTATAAAGAAGCAGTATCAGGAAATGACTCAGGCAGAACAGACATTACTTAGGTACAATTATCTTTTATCTGTCAGCAAAGATGCTCAGGGCGATTTCGCCCGGACATCCGGAAGTTGGGCGAATCAGGTCAAGTTACTCGGTGAGCAGTGGAAAATCTTTCAAGGGACAATGGGAGCCGGTTTTATAAATATTCTTGCACCGGTGATTCGTGGACTAAATCTCCTGATACAAAAACTGCAGATTGCAGCTCAATATTTTAAGGCATTTACATCTATGCTCTTTGGGGATGCTTCGGGTGGTTCCGTAAGTTCTGCGGCAGATACAGCATCTGCATCTACAGAAGAAATGCGCAGTGCCGTTTCAGATGCCGGCAAAGCAACTAAAAAGGCAGGAAAAGATGTAAAAGGAGCATTGAGTGGTTTTGACCAGCTAAACGTATTGACTCAGGCTGCTGCAAGTAATGCTTCTGATGCGGCAAGCGGTATGGCGGATATGGGTAACATGGATTTAGGAAAAAATACAGATTCAGGAGTAACAATTGACCCAAGTCAGCTTAAGCCGGTAATAGCGATAATGGATGCGTTTAAAGAGCTTAAAATAATAGCCGGTGAAGTTAAAGACTTTTTTGCTGATAATTTCGCACCTGTCATATCGCTTGCCGCATCCCAGCTAGTGCCTGTTTTTAATGGGTGGAAAGATTCAATTGTAAATACACTAAGCTATTTTAAAGCTATCGGCGAACCATTAAAACAGTGGTTTGTCGGGGATTTTGCAGTAAACATAAAAACAGCTATCCTCACGGTAACAGATGTGTTTGCCGGCCTGCTTGATTCTGCTCGTAAGGTATTTGATGGGTTAAGGGTTGAAGTGGTAGAACCTATACTATTATGGTTTGTTTCTGATGGCCTGCCGATGATATCACAATTTGCTGAAGAAGCTATGCACTTATTTCAAACCCTGTTTAACAGTGTAAAGCATATATTTGATATGCTATGGGAACAGGGAGTAGAGCCAGGACTAAACGTCGTATCAACGATGGTAATTGGAATACTGGACATTTTAAGAAGCTTTTGGGATGACTGGGGAGTTTCAATTTTCAGCGGATTAAAGGAAATGATTACAAACGTAACAGGCATAATTGAAACGTTTTGGACATCCTTCTTGAAGCCTATTTGGGACAACATATTAAGTACACTAAGCTGGTTATGGGAGAAGCATTTAAAAGGCTTAGTCAAGGAGATAACTGATTTCGTTGGTACGCTAATAACAGCTGCACTTGATATATATAACAAATTTATACAGCCGGTACTTAAATTTTTAATTGCTGAGCTGGGGCCTAAATGGGCGGTAGTATTTAACGGTATCATAGATGTTGTCGGTACCGCTGTAGCGATTATCTCTGATGTTGTCAAAGGTATCATAAAGGCATTGAGAGGCATAATAGATTTTATTGCAGGAGTATTCACAGCCGACTGGGAAAGGTCATGGAAAGGCATAAAGGAGTTCTTTGGTGGAATCTTCGACGGAATTGTGGGAATTTTTAAAGGTGCTATAAACCTTATCATTGACGGGCTAAACGTCTTAATTGGTGCTCTTAATACGGTTAAATTTGATATGCCTGACTGGGTTCCCGGAATAGGAGGCAAGGAGTTCGGCATAAATATTCCCAAAATACCGAAACTTGCAAACGGTGGTTTGGTTTCCGCACCTACTCTGGCAATGGTCGGTGATAACCGTAATGCAGTAGCAGACCCAGAGGTTGTAAGTCCTCTCAGCAAGCTTCAGGAAATGCTGGGGGGAAGTAACCAGGAAGTTGTAAACGCATTAATGCTAATCGTTGAACTACTTAAAAATATTAACCTTAACCCGGTATTAAAAGTGGGAGAGATAGAATTTGGTAGAGTTGCAGCAAATGCGGTGAACACAGCGTCAAAGCAAACTGGCAGACAGCTTATTTTGACTTAGGAGGGTGACTGGCTCATGATATTAAAAATAAATGGCGTTAACATAGCAGAGTCACCTAAAGAGTTTTCTGTCACACCTATGGACCTTGACGATGGGAGCACCACAGTAAGAACAGCTGATGGTATATTACACAGGGATAGAATAGCCGTAAAAAGGCAAATAGACATGTCCTGGGGACTTTTAAAATGGGCTACTTTAGCAACTCTGCTGCAATCAATGTCAAATACCTTTTTTGAGTTTTATTACCCTGACCCAATGGAGGGGACATACATAACCAAAACATTCTATGTCGGTAATCGCCCATGCCCGGCTGCACTATCCAAAAACGGAGAAATTTACTGGAAAGATTTAAAAGTTACACTAACAGAAAAATAGGAGGGATTACCTTGTACAACATACCGGATTTATATAAGAGCTTGTTTAAAACCGAGAACCGGACACTTGATGCAAAGATAGTTATAAATGGTATAGATTATACCGGTGCGGAAATAGTTGAGTTTGAAATTGACGATAGTATATGCTCAGGAGAAAGTTTGGAAATAGGCTCTGCTATATCGTCTATACTTACCTGCACTATAAGAACGGCTGATGTATTAGCCAAAAATGCAAAGGTACAGCCATATATACGTTTAGGGCTGGATGTTGAATGGAAAAATGCTAATGTGGAGTGGATGAATGCAAATTTCAACTGGGAAGGGGAATATTCAGAGTGGATGCCGCTGGGCGAATTTTACATTGACGGTCGGAAATTCAGCGAAGGTACATGGAAATTCACCTGCTACGATAGGCTTATGATGGCCAATCAGGCCTATGAAACAACACTTGAATTCCCGGCTGCAATGGATGCGGTGATGAATGACATATGTGCCCAGTTAGGTATTAGCAGAGACAGCAGGCTTCAGATAAATTCAGGATATATGATACCTTTTAATTACGATTACACAATATCTGAGGTTATCCGGTATATAGCCTCCTCTCATGGAGCATGTGCGAAGATAACAAAAGAGGGTAAATTAGGCTTTGTGAAGTTCAACAAAGATGATGCCGCATTAGAATCGATTACACCTGCGGATTACAGTAACCTGTCACACGATGGAGAAGTCAAAACCATTACCCGTATAGTAGTAACCTATAACGATGATGGTGAATACCTGGAAGTCGGAACCGGCGATGAGTCAGAGACACTGAGATTTTACAACCCATTTGTGACTGAGGCAATGCTGAATACTATATTCGCCGCTCTTAATGGCTACTCATACAAACCTTATGACATGCGGTGGCGTTGCTATCCGTACCTTGAAACAGGAGATAGGATAAACGTAACCTATTTCGAAACTCCTGCGCCGGTATGGAGTGAAGTACCTATCCCTTGGAATACTGCAAATTTTAACTGGGAAGGAACAGCCTCATTTAGCACACTGATACTAAACAGCCGAATAACCTTTGGAGGCGGATTAAGCGGAAAGTTATCAGCGCAGGCAGCCGCCGAACAGCAAGCCGAATTTAAGGGAACTCTGACACGAAAGGTAGAGAACCTAAGCAAAACAACCATAAAAGAGGATAAGCCTTATTATGGCGTAACAGTAGGACGTGCAAACGGACTGAATATAAAGAAGTCTGACGGCAGCTCCGAGGTTGTCTTAAACAGCGACCAGTTAACCTTTAAAGTGGGCGGTGTAGATAAGATATACTTTGACCCGGTATCGGGTAAGTATAAATTTAACGGAACACTAGAAGCCGTAGATGGTGTGTTTAGCGGTACTGTATACGCAGAAAATATAGATACGTCAAATGCCAAAATAAAAACGGCACAAATAGAAGAACTGCATGTCGGGGCAGGCGGGAATGTAACGTTAGATCCTACTGCGACTATCAGTTTCGGGCAAGTGTCCGGAGCTGAGAGTGCTGTAACAACAATTACTAATAACACATTATCTACTACTAATGTAATTGCACAAAATTTAAAAGTAAATAGTGCCAATATAAACGGTACATTAACCGCAGATAAAATAGCAGGCGGTACCCTATCAGGGGTAAGCTTTAAAACAAGCTCTTCTATAAGCGACAGCAGAACCGAAATAGTTCCAAACGGTTATTATGCCGAAATCAAGCAGTATGATACAGATAATACTAATAGGTTAACGCTAAGAACTGATGATAATGGCGGGAAAATTAGATTTTATAACGAAGATGGAATGCTTGTAAACGATATATCACTGTCTTATGACGGATTGCTTATTAATGCATCCAACGGTAATAAAATATATATAGGAAATCCATCCGTAATAACAAAGATATATGGAACATTTGATACAAGCGGTTCTGCTACGGTAAAAATAGGTGGAAGCTCCAGTGCAATAGGATTTTTCGGAAAAGATGCAATAGCGAAACAATCCGCAGCACTATTAAATGGCTCTGCGACATTATCGGATGTTATCGCTAAAGTGAATGGTATAATGAATCAGTTGGCGAATTATGGGCTTATTGAGGTATCATAATCAATATATAATTTAAATAACTATCATAAAAAGGGGGCTAAACATCCGTGTGCATTGATTAATATTGCGTTTTTTGTTACAAGATAAAACTAATTGTAAAAAATTTCTTTTAATGCTAGAATAGAGTAAAAAAAGAAGGGGCTAGGGTTATGGATAAATTGGTTAATTGTAAAACCTGCAAGGCAGAAATCGCATCATCAACGAAAAAGTGCCCGCAATGTGGTGCTAGAAACAAAAAGTCAATATTAAAAAATTGGTGGTTTTGGGTTGCTGCGGTTGTAATTTTAATTGCCGTTTTGGTTAACTTGGGAGATGACGCCGATAAGGCCGCTATTACTCAAGCAAAAGTAACATCTCAAAATCAGAAGGAAGAGCCTAAGAAAAAGGAACAAGAGGGCGATAAAGAAAACATTATTACTAAACCTAACGATAGTATAGAAACAAAAAATTTTAGAGTATCTTTAGAATCTTTAAATAGGCCAAAAGGAAGCGAATTTAACACACCAGCCGATGGCAAAGAATTTGTTGCTGTAACACTTCTAATAGAGAATATATCAAGTAAAGATTATACAATAAGTTCTTTATTGATGTTTAACGCATATCAGGATGGCTTTTCAATAAATGAATCAATTTCAGCTCAGATGGCGAACCCTGATATCAATACTCTAGATGGGGCTTTGGCCGCAGGTAAAAAGCTGCGAGGCGAATTGGCATATGAGCTGCCTACCGATTGGAAGGAACTTGAGATTAATGTGGATTTAACAAAATTGAGCCTCAGTACAGACGGTGAAATCAAGATTAAATTAAAAAATGAATAACTAAAAATTAATATGATATCTTAAAAGCACTCTCACACGAGGGTGCTTTTTACGTTGTAAATAAATTAAGAAAGGAGCTGAATCAATATGAATAAATACTGCAATCTTTACGGAGAAAACAAAATCAAGGATGAATACCAAAAAATAAATAACGGCTTTGAGCTTGTACAAGGTGATGTTGAGAATGTATTAAATTCCGAGTCTGGCCGGGAAGTGGCAGAGACACAAAGAGAAGTAAACGAAGTAAATAGGCAGCTCAGATACGCCAACACTAAGCATTACGGCGAATACAATCCTATTACTGTTTACCACACAAACAACATAGTAAGTTACTTTGGCAGCTCTTATATGTTAAAAGAGAATACGGATGGTACTATATTGGAGTCGCAAGGCTATGCACCGCCAGAATATCCGCAAGAAGAAAACGACCGCTGGAAATTGGTCGGCAAAAAAGGTGATAAAGGAGATACCGGCGCAGTACCTAACATACAAATCGGTACAGTAACAACTTTACAACCAGGAAACACAGCTACAGTGAGTAGGCATTCCGGAAGTCCTGACACAGAACCGATATTTGATTTTGGAATACCGAAAGGAATTGACGGTACCGGTGCAGGGGACATGACAAAGAGTGTATATGATACAGATAATAGCGGGATAGTAGATGATGCTGAAAGATTAGGCGGACAACTACCGGGTTATTATGCTAAAGCAAATGATTTGTCGGTATTAAACGCTACTGTTATTAACCGGGTACCTTTTAAAACTACAAATAATATAGCATATTACGTTCGGACAGATGGCTCAGACTTAAACGACGGCTCTGCCAATGATTCTGCACATGCATTTTTAACCATAAGCAAAGCAATTAATGCTATACCACAAATAGTAAACCACGATGTCCTTGTTTCTATTGCACCGGGAACATATAACGAAGATATTACTGTTAGTGGGCATTCTGGACAAGGAGGCATAAGAATAATTGGAGCTAACAGCCTAGCTGATAGTGTAAATTACATAATAACCGGTAAAATATTGGTTAAGGGACATAATTGTGCTAATAGTTTTTTGCTGCAAGGAATAAAAACAACATATGCAACCAACGGAGGATTTTCTATACGCTTTATAAGCGGAAGCAATCTATTTATTGTGCAATATTGCACGGTAGCACCAGTAAGCTATGTAACTGGTAGTTATGGTATTTGGGCTTATGCATTTAGTGGAAATATACTTAACTGTAATGTTAGCAATATAAATTATGCTATAGGCGCAGCCAACAACAATATCCTGTCTGGTGATAACGGTGGTTCAGGGAATAATATTGTTCTGACGGCAAGTAATGCTGGCATTATAGGCAAAAGAGGCACACAGCCAACCGGCGATATCGCAGAACAAACGAATAATGGCGGAGCTATTAGGGCTTAAAAGAAAGGGTGGTTACTATGATGGCAGTCGTTTGTAAAAACGGTGATAATGAAATTTTCAGTATTGTAGAAGATGTGAAAAGGGTATCTGATAATGAGATTATAGGACAGAACACGCAATTAGCTGGTATAAATTTGGAGGTAGCTACATTTAAAGTACTTAACTACGATGCAGTTTATGTTGATAATAAAATAGGGTTTACCAAAAATGAAGAAAAGTTTTTTGTAGGAGACATTTTTGATATATCTCAGGAAACTGATAAAAGGGACCTACTAGGGAAATCAGAAACGCAGTCATTACAGCAACAAATGAGCGACCTAAATATTGCTATAGCAGCTCTGATAGGAGGTGCGATATAAGTGCCAACGTGGAAGAAAAATATATTTGTAAATGCAGTAAAATACAGGATGGAAACTGAGGGCAAAACGGCAGAGGAAATTTTGGGTGATTATGTAGCTCTGACAGAAGCTGAAAAGGCAGAGATTTTAAGTGCCATTTAGTTGTTAACTTTTAATTATACTTTTATTTTCAATAAATTATCAGACTTATAATTATATGTATTTTAAAGTATAATTTAAAAAATATTAATTAGGAGGTAAATTTAAATGAAAAATTTTAGTAAGTCATTAAGTTTTATTGTAGTGTTTATTGCTATGATGGCAGTTATGTGTAGTGTTAGTTTTGCTGAAGAGCAGCAGTATACTGAAAATTTAATACCAGTAATGACTAGCAATACAGAGCCTAGCGGTATAGTTACATCTAGTAATAGTGATGCTAACTGGCAGGACTGGAAAGCTTTTGATAGAGGGATTGGAGCGGGAAAGTCGTGGATGACAAATAATTATGCTCAAACAGGATGGTTAGCATATGAGTTTCCAACCTCACAAGTTATAACAAAATACACTATTACCCCGTATTTATATCTTGATGAAAACTCTCCTAAAAATTGGACTTTTGAAGGCTGGGATGGAAGTCAATGGATTGTCTTAGATCAAAGAACGGATATTAATGGTTGGAGTACAAAAAAAGAATTTACATTTCAAAATTCTACAGCTTATATTAAATATAGAATAAACGTTACTGCTCTTGCTTATAGTACAAGTACTATGAGGTCTCTTGTTATCTGTGAACTTGAAATGATGGGACCGGCTACTGCTTCAGTACTAGCTCCTACTAACTTAGCAGCAGTACCGGGAAATGCAAAAGTCGATTTGTCTTGGACTGCAACGACAACAACAGGAACAGCAATATATAATGTTAAGCGTGCCACAACAGCAGGTGGCCCATACACAACTATAGCAAGTAATGTCACAGAGACTACATATACTGACACAGCAGTAACTAATGGAACTACATATTATTACGTTGTAAGTGCTGTAATAGATGAAGTTGAAAGCCCAAATTCTAATGAAGCTTCAGCAATGCCAACAGAGCCTGTAATTACTGGGAATAGCGCAGTTCTCGAAATAACAATGACTAATGGGCAAATTAAAGAATATGATTTAACAGCTGTTGAACTTCAAAGCTTTTTAACGTGGTATGATGGAAGCGCAAATGGGACTGATAAAGCTTATTATATACTAACGAAAAAGAATGGTATTAAGCCTTTCTTAAGCAGAAAAGAATACATAGCATTTGATAAAATATCAAGCTTTGAAGTAAAGGAATATGCTGAATAGCGGCAATAAAACTAAATAATTAAGGACAAAGAGAGATTATTCAGAAATGGATAGTCTCTTTTTTGCATCTCAAAAACTTCAGGAAGAAATATGGAAAAAGGAATTTTTAAAACCGTGATAGCTATGCTTGCAACATTTTTAACGTGGCTTTTTGGAGCATGGGATACAGCCTTATGCGTATTAATATCTTTCATGGCACTGGACTATTGTACGGGGCTTATAAAAGGCTGTGTCTTTAAAAAACTAAGTAGCGATATCGGACTTAAAGGTTTAGCACGAAAAGCAGTTATATTTGTGGTGCTGATAGTAGCTGTTCTGCTAGACCGACTATCTGGCAATGGGCAATGGATATTTCGGACGCTTGTTTGCTATTTTTACATAGCAAATGAAGGGATAAGTATTTTAGAGAATTGTGCTCAATTGGGATTGCCAGTGCCGGTAAAGATTAAAGATGCGCTAGTACAACTTAAGGATGGAGGGAAGAAAAATGTCTAGTGTAAAATTTAAGTACCAGGATGAGATATATGTAATTCAAAAACTTGTTGATGCGGTAAATGCTCTGTGTAAAGATATGGGCAAAAGTTGTACATGTACATCTGGATACAGGAGTTTAGAAAAGCAAAAGATTATTAATGCTCAAAAACTAGCAGAAAGTAAGGGCAATTATCAGGTGTCCAGCGGAGCAGTATATAACTCAAAAGGCCAGTGTATTGCTGCAGCATTTGGCGCATCAAACCATTGTTTTTGCATTGCGATGGATGTATCAGACGAGTGGTTTAAAGAATTAACAAATGCCCAGCTGAAAAAATACGGTTTGGTTAAGCCTATGGACTACGAACCGTGGCATGTTCAGCTGTTGGAGCATAACGGAATTTCAGACGTACAAAAAGAGCAAATAAGAGATAGCGTTTTGAAAGGAGTTGATAAAGATATGGATGTTAAGGAATTTCAGGCGATAACGGGTTTAACAGCGGACGGTATAGCAGGCCCTAAAACAAAGGAAAAAGCAAAAGAGGTACTGCAGTGCTGTCAGGGAATACTGGGCATTCCAAATTTTAAGACAGCCGAGGAATTGATAAAAGGTACACAGTCAAGCCCGGATATATGGCTGCCATTACTTAAAGTAATCACATATTTTGATTCTTTTTTAATGAACATATATAAAAAAATGAGAGGGGAGTAGTTATATGAAAGAGAAATTTGCAAAGCTTATAGATGTAAAAACAATAGTAACCTTTGCCCTAGTAGGGGCGTTAATCGGATTTGTAGCTACTGGTAAGCTGGAGGCAAAAGAGGTAGTGCCATTAGTTACTATGGCAGTCTCCTTTTTCTTTGCTGTAAAATTAAATAAGGCTTAATTATAATGCCCTCAGAGTTATCTTTGGGGGCTATTTTTTTTTACCATTGTGTTGTTTATTGTTTGCTTTACAAATAAAAAAAAAACTTCCTTCATATTGACGTTGTTAACAAAAATGTGGTAATATATTTGCATGAGAGTTTATGGCTAATTGGAGGGGATGTTAATGGAGAGGGTTTGTGGAAAAGAATTATTGGAACAAGATTTTCCAAGGAAAATCCGTACAGAATTTGTTAGAACAATAAAGCAATCATATAAGATTGTAAAGGTACTTGAAGGTGATTGGGATTATTTGGGTTCGGTTCTTGGAAAAAATATTATAACTTCGTTTAGTAACGTAGTTGTTGAATGTGAATTTATGCGTAAAATTGATGAAGGGGAATTACCATTTACCTATAAAATTCTTTCCAATAAGGCAAGTACCCATTTTCATACGGAATTTTTATCTAAAAACTTCATATTTACAATAAGCCAAATTGATAAAAATGGAAAACTACCCAGAAAAGCAGAATTTAGAATTAATAATAGTTTTAATAATCAATTACCGTTATTGGTAGAAAAAGAAAGCTTTAGTGAACAATATTATGCAATACTGACACATGGAAAATATATTAAAGGATTATCATTTTCAAATTTAGGAATACCAGACGAAAAAAATGGGAGATGGTTAGATAATTGTCTTATGAGATTAATGTCTGAACCATTTGTTATGACTGAACCTGAAGCAGATGTGGTGCCAGAAGAGGAAATAACAGAGGAAAGAATTGTATCAGCTAAGGAATATCTAAGAAAGAGGATGTTAGGTGATGCTAAATAATAATAAAGTAATTCCCGAAAGAGTAAGAGAAGCTAGGATATCTAGAGATTTAACAACAACACAATTAGCAGAGTCATTAGAAATTACAAGACAATGTATTTCGCAATACGAATTAGGACACTCAGAACCAACACATTCAATTTTGAGAAAGATGGTTGAAGTTCTGGAATTTCCTGTAGCTTTTTTTTATAAACCATTACCTCAAACGAATAACTTAGAGAGCATCTCTTTCTATAGCCCAACATTTTTTAGAAGCTTAAAAGCAGCAAGGAAAAGCGGAAAAAATAAAGTTACTATAAGGACAGATTGGCTGGAAGAAATATATTTATATTTAAATCAATATGTTGATTTTCCAGTTGTAAATGTTCCAGATATGAGTAAATATTTAACTGGGAAAGAACTAAGTCAGGATGAAATAGAAGATATAGCTGAATATGTAAGAAAAAACTGGGGGCTTGGGATAGGTCCTATAAGTAATATCCTACTGCTTCTTGAAAAAAACGGATTTGTAATAGCTAGAAATTCAATTAAAGATAAAAAAATAGATGCTTTTTCTCAATGGAAGGGAGAGACTCCTTACATTTATTTGAGTTCGGATAAGGATTGTGCTGTAAGAACGAGATTTGATGCTTCTCATGAACTTGGGCATCTACTATTGCATATTGATTCTGATCAACATAATTATGATGATGAAAAGTATATTAAAACAATTGAACAAGAAGCTAACAAATTTGCAAGTGCTTTTCTTCTTCCGAGGGATAGCTTTGGACAAGAAGTTATGTCTACATCTTTAGATCATTTTATTAATTTAAAACGTCGTTGGAAAGTATCAATTCAAGCGATGATTTATAGATGTTCAGATCTCGGCATATTAAATGAAAACCAAATTTTATATTTAAGAAAGCAGATATCAATAAGGAAGATGAGAACAAATGAGCCTCTTGACGATGAGCTTATCCCTGAGAGTCCGGTTATGTTAAAGCAAGCAGTAGAAATCATTCTGGAAGAAAATAGCCTTAATAATGAAAAAATTGTTGATGAGTTATGCTTACCTATAGAAGAGATAGAGGCACTTACAAATTTGCCGAAGGGAACATTATCGCTTTCGGGGCATGTCATACCTTTAAAATTAAAGAATCATAGGTCTTAGTTTATGATAATATCTGTATTTTATCTCTAAACTTATTTATTTTGCTTTCATTACCAAGCAACAAAAGGAGCGAAGCCTAAGCCTCGCTATCAGGAAATTATGTGTACTATCCTGTGGAAATAGTTATTTAATGAGAAATAATATATAATATAGAAAAGAATACCTGTAAATTTTAATAGGAGGATGGTCTATGAAAAAAAGTATTGCTAGTTTGGTTTTAGCTCTTGTTATTACCTTCTCTATCTTTGCAATACCATGTTCAGCTATGTCAGGTAATTTTAATGTTGTATCAAGTGATAAAACTGATATTGGGGTACCAGGTCAGGCTTTTGCTGTTGGACAAACTCTAACATATGGGGTTGGCAATCGCACATCAGGAACAATACGTGTAATACTTTTATATAATGCATCTGGTGCTTTATATGATGGTACTACGGAAATGTCATACTTTTATTCATATGGGAATACAAGTGAATCCAGAACTCGTACAATCAATGGAACAAACTATCAGCCTGGATATTACTGGGTGAAAGTGGAATATGTTGATACTGCAGTAAGTGGTACGATGTTTTTAAATCAAGATTAAGGTTTGTTTATATAAAAATATTTTTACAGGTATAATAAAAAACTGCGAAATGTGTGTTTACTCCCAGTTCCGCAGTTTTTTATTATAGGTAAGCGCTCAATAAAAGAGCGCATTACACATTAACCATTCATTTGAGATAATACTTCCAAAGAACCTTTAGACTTTTTCAAGTTTTTCGTCAATGACTAAAAAGTCCAAAGCAATTTTGAGGAGGCTATCAGAAAATGGATAAAATCACAGATGCCAAAACCGAATTCAGGCGGAGGCAATGGACTCAAATAATTCAGGACTGCCAGAACAGTGGTATGACAGTTGTAGGCTGGTGCAGCCAGAACAACGTGAATACAAAATCATACTACTACTGGCTACGAAAAATTCGTTCCCTGGCA